CTACTAATGTGACGAACCCTAAACTCAGGGTCACCCATTAACTCTTCAACTAACTCATCATCCTCGTCTTCAAAGACAGCTGCGTTATAACCAGCATTAAAAATACTAAGATTCATCTTATGCTCGAGATTATCAACGTCGAACATTTTATCAGTTTTATTTGTTTTCATTTGTGCCATCGTTTTTATTTTTTAATTATACCCCAATATACGAACAACCACTGAGGTCTCCAAGTTTAATTAACGCTTCTCTTATTCCTGTGCGCTGTCTTATTTTAGCCTTATGTGTGTAATTTGGGGCATTTTTACTAATAGTCCATCGTTTAGTATTGCGTTTAAGATAAGGTAAATAATCTTTATTTGTAACCCATCCGTGTGAAACGTTTATTTCGCCTACACATAAAACAAATAACTCAGGCAACATATATTTGGGGATACTATCTTGGTGTTTTTCCCATAGGTGATATGATGTACCAAAGAATGGTTCGTGTTCTGGATGGTAAAACCAAATGGGTATTTCCCTGTTTTTTTCCTTGATTATACGTTCATCAATAAAGGTATTACATTCTTCTCTTGATTTGCCTTCTAAAAACATATTAGTAGCATCTACATAACGCCAAGCAGTATCTGGGAATGTCCTTTGTGGTCTAATATGAACTATATTAGGGAATATTTTTTTTAGTTTATTATAGTATGGGAGTGATAAATGACAATCCAGCTGGATTTTATCTCGATTAGGAAACTGTTGTTTTAGTTTTTCTAACCATTCATCAATAACATCATCTGTTAAAATATTTTCATCCCATACTACACGTGTTTCCTTTATATAACCACCACTATATGGCTCTATTACCATTGATGGTTCCATAAATCCTTTAGATGTGGTATTAACATACCATTCATCATAAGTTAAATCCATATAAATGCGACGTGCTCTAAACGAGGAAGAATCATCATACATCTCCCTAACACTACAAGCATAATCTTTCTTTGATTTGCTACATAGTATAACCCCTATTATTTTCATACTGCCATTATTTAATTATACATCAATATACGAACGTATATTTGTATATCCAAGTTTAATTCAACTTAGTTAACTGAGGAAGTGGAACTTCAACACCACCAAATCGTGAATGTTCTGTTTCTGTAGCCTTTACCTCATTATTCCAACCCAGTAAATTATACATTGCTGACATTATTTTCTGTGCTTCGCCTGAATTGATTAGATATGTTAATACAGCGTCACTAAATGTGGTGGTGCGGTCAAGAGATAATCCAATTTTCTTATCAGCAAAATTAGGAGCGAATAAAATGTAGCATTCATCTTTTTTAGTAAATGCTCTCATTATGATTAAATCATCCGCTATTGGTTCTCCTTTATATTCATCTAATATTTCAGTGTCAAATGTAATTACATTCTTATCATCAGCACCATATTTGTTATATTTTTTCATATTTGATATATTATGTGGTCAAGTTATTAATTTTCTTTTGCTTAGGCACGTTTAAGTTAAAATCTATTATGACCCCAGCTCATAGCTATTTTCTGTGCCTCATTTGTTTTAGGACCACCAACATATATTGATGATTTCTTAAATACTGATTTAGTACGTGATTCGTTAGCTAACATTAGGGACATTATACAATCATCATTCACTCCATTAGGGGCGCTAAATGATATAGTGCCAGTAGCATTAATCTTGTAGGTAAACGCGTTTAATTCGTTATATAACTGCGGGTAGAAATCCTTATGTGGGAGCTCCAATACCCCCTCTTGTATATCATATATCAACGTTCTTATACCTTGTGATTTTGATTCATTTGAGGTATAGAATTCTTTTATATTGCGTACTTCCTTATTTATCAGTTCAAACACAGGCTGTCCGGGTCCGTTAACTTCAGCAAACCCTGCTGTGACCTTATATTTTCTAAGTGTGGTGATAAATCGTTTCGCAATTTCAGCATAAGAGGTTCCATTGATTCTCTCAATGTAAGGTACTCTTCCAGATTCATCCATAATAGTGAGTACGCTAAAATCGTTTGACAAGCCAAAGTCGATTCCAGCAAAATAGCGTATTCCGTTTTGGGGCTCATTCCATCCATTTGTTATACATACACTATCAACATTCGTAAATACATCACTACCAGCATCAGTGAATTCAGCTTCGTATTCACTTCTAAATATATCTCTGGGGAGTGATTTACGTTGCTCATCAACAAATGTTTGTGAAATATGGGGGTTATCTGCGCTTAAACCGCGAAACGAGATATAATCACCCATCTCATCGAGACCCTTAAGGTATGCGCTATAAAACCAGTTTTTTGATTTTGGTGTACTTATTATTAAACACTTTTTTCCCAACGCTGATAGGGTAGGGAAGATTGCTTGGTTGACTGCTTGTTCTGATACAAATGATGCCTCGTCAATAACAACATAGTTGAAGCTGAAACCACGTATACTGTCAGGTCGTTCACTCGACAAAAATATAAGAGTAGAGCCATTGACAAACTCAACAGTAAGTTCAGCTTTATTAGATTTAGTAATAATTTCATAGGATGCGTTTGTTAGTTCTTGGAATACCTTGCGGCATTGATTGTAAACAGGACTAACCCAACATCCTTTCTGTCTTGGGTTTTGTAATAACCAATATAATAATAGGTTTTGTGCTAATAATGATTTACCCCACTGACGTGATGTTACTACTACTCCAAATTTATGGGGTGAGTCAGCAAAACCATTTATGATTTTTCGCTGGCCCTCGTGTGGAGTGAATAGTTGAACGTTCATTATTGCTCGTTATCAGGGTCACTACCCCAATTTAATACAATATTTCCCTCTATTTTAGCTTCAATTCTCTGGATATCATTTCCAGTGTATTTTATTATTTGGTCAATAGCGCGTTGTTTGATTTTCTCATCATCACTTGCCAATAACGTAAATAATTCACCCATAGCGGGGTCAAGCATTTTATTTAGTTTTGCTTTCCATCCCTCATCATACCTATCTTTAGCCATCTGCCAATACGTTGCGTATTGTTGTTCGCTCTTGTCCTTATATGTTTTATGGCAGTACTTAATCCATTCCCTAAACATAATGGGGTCATTTGCTTGGAATCTTAATTCCAAACATTTATCTACCCTTGCGTCAACTTCAGGTCTTGTTAATTTATCTCCAGCCATACTCGTGTGTTTATCGTATATACGAATACATATTTGTTGATGCTGGGGTGTAGCTTATTGTTTTTTGCCCCATTTGTTTTTTATTTTTTTAGATTTCTCGTAGTCTTGTTTTTCATACACATTATTGTAGAATGCCTCACTTACATCTCCCCCATTATATAGCAATTCATCTACCCTTGATGAATCATATTTGTTCCAAGTATCTAATTTCTTCCATTTTTTTGCCTTTGGGTAAAAATCATCCATTGTAAGGATTTTAGCGGCAGGGATAATATCGTCTTTTGTCCATAAGAAATTGCCACTAGAGACAGCTAACCTACATTTTTTACAATATGTGTCATATCCGTCTCTACGAACTTTACTTTTATAGAATAATTCGGGTGAGAATATTATTTTACAACGCGAGCACCCCTTATTCTCCATTTTGTGGGGTTTGCTCAGCCAACATACTTTGTAATGTAGTTATGTGTTGTTCCCACATATTGGAGGCCATAACAGCATAAGAAGCGTGTTCGCAATTACAACTTGGTTTATTGACTGGGTGTCCTTTAATAATAGACATTGCCCTAATATGGTCATCTATCCATTTACTTACTCTACCTAATTGTCTTACCTTAGGGTATTCGTTTACAATCCAATGTAAATCTTGTGGGCTTATATTATCCATTATCTTGTAGTTTTTCTATAGCTAAATTAATTAACATAGTTAGTATACTGACAATAGCGGCATAATACAAATTAAATGTCATAAGTAAAGTAAACCAAAACGAGAAACATTTACCACAAGAGAAAATCTTGACAATGTCATACATCCAATACCATTCTTTTCTAATATAGAATTTAGTAATTTTCTCAACTACCCAAGCTTTAGGTAATTGGATTGGTTCAAACCATCTGGTAAATAATAGTGAGATAGCTGAATAGCCTAATAGTTGTAATAGCATTATTTTACTTCTTCAAAATTAATATCTGTAATACCATCATTTGATTGGTCATCCATTACGATTTTCCCACTATCAATTGCTGCTTTAATAGCTTCCCAAGCGTAGAACTTCTGTAATAATGTATTTTCATCAATGAATTGTTCTACTTTTTCTAATTTTGCCTGAGTTTCAGCTAATCGTGTTTCTAATTCCTCAATACGTGTTTGTTCTGGTGTTGGTCCTGTTGCTACAGGGTTTCTTTCAGTCTCGGTTTTGAATACGAATCCCATAATTATTTATTTTCTAATTTAATTACTATATTCTCTAATTCTCTAATAATCTCTTCTTGACTA